AATCTATAAAAGAAAAATTAAAATGTACAAGATTGTACAACTTTTTTCGAACGGTATACACCATATAAATCAATATTATGTAATTTTATTTGAATAAAGCTAATTCAACCCAATCACTTATTTGAATATAATTTTGATTACTAGTATTTGCAATTAATTTAATATTATTTGAAATATCTATTTCAATTTCATTTAATTTGAATTCAATATTATTAATTGTTATTTTTAAATTGTTTAAATTATATGTTTTCATTTTTGTTATTATTATTCATTCAAATATGAAGAATATTTGCTTAAATATTCACCTATTTTTTCTGAAGATTTTTGTGAATAATTTAAATTTTTAGCGATATAATCAGAATAATCAATAGATTTATCAATATTTTCAGCTAAATATTCTGCATATTGTAATGTTTTATCAATATTTTCAGCTAAATATTCTGCATAATTAATATTTTCAGATGTCCCAGATTTCCATGTCGATTCTTGTGGGGTGAAATAAATTTCTACAAATTTTAAATCTTTCATAGTTTTTGTTCAATATCTTTTTTTATCAAATATTCAATATATTTAGATTTATTGATATTTTTTTCTTCACAAACTCTATCTAACAATTCATCCAATTCAATATTTATAGAAAGTGATAATGTTTTCTTTTTATCTGTTATTATAGGTCTACCCATCAGGTTTTTCTTTTTATATATTATATTAAATGCAAATTGTTTAAAATAAAAAAAGTCCAAATTTCTTTGGACTTTTTAAAATATTTTGAAAATTATATTCCGTTTAGTTTATTGTATTGTCCTGCACAATATCGAATATGATCTATTTGATATTGATAATCTAGATTTGGTTTGGATACCGAAATCGAATCTTTTTCTTGTGCGTTTAAATTGACTGCACAAATCAGTAACATCATAGAAATAATTAATTTTTTCATAATTGTTGTTTTTATTAATAATTTAAAGTACAAAGATAATAAAAAAAATTAAAAATAACAAAATATGACTTTATTTTATTTATATATACTATAAAAACACCAAATAAATGAAAAAACCAATAACAAAAAAGAAAGTATCAATATCATTGGATACTAAAGTTTATGATTTTCTTGAAGAAAAATTCGAAAATAAATCTAAATATGTTGAATATTTAATATATAAAGATATGAAAGATTGCGGTCTTTTAAAAAAAGAAATTATTTTATGATATATTATGTTTATGTATATTTGGATACTAGAAAATCTGGCAATTATATTTATAATGATTTAGAATTTGATTATGAACCATTTTATGTAGGTAGAGGAAAAAATTATAGATGCACAGATGGTTGTAAATATGGTGGGTCATTATTCAAAAGAAATAAAATAAATAAAATTATCAAAGATGGTTATGAACCAAAAATAATAAAAATATATGAAAAATTAGATTATGAAAGTTCTGTACGATTAGAAATTGAAACGATTTCAAAAATTGGTAGATATGATTTAAATAGTGGACCTTTAGTAAATTTAACAGATGGTGGTGAAGGTTTAAAAAATATTTCAGAAGAAACAAAGAAAAAAATTGGTATTGCACAAAAAGGAAAAATAATATCCATTGAAACTAGAAATAAAATTAGTAAAGCTAGTTTAGGTAGGATTGTATCTATAATTACAAGAAATAAAATTAGTAAAAGTAAAATTGGTAAACCTGGTAAATGTACACCCCACACAGATGAAACTAAAGATAAAATACGAAAATCTATGATCGGTGAAAAACATCATATGTATGGTAAAAAACATAAATTAGAATCAATTAAAAAAATGAGTATGTCACGATTAGGTAAATCTCCATCAAATAAAGGAATTTCTTGTAAAGAAGAAACAAAAATTAAAATATCAAATTCATTAAAAGGTGAAAAAAATTTCAATTACGGTAAACATTTTAGTGATGAACACAAAAGAAAAATATCAGAATCAAATAAAAAACCACAAATGAAACCAATATATCAATATTCGTTATCTGATGAATTTATAAAAGAATATGAATCAATATTATCTGCATCTATAGAAACAAATATTAACAAATCTATAATAGGTAAGTGTTGTAGAGGTCTTGGTCAAACTGCGGGTGGGTTTAAATGGAAATTTAAATATGAAAATAATAATAATAGAATATGTTAAAAATGTTTGCGTATGGTTCTAACATTTCAGAACATCGAATGTTAAATGAAAGAAATGTAAATTTTATAAGTAGAAAATTTGCTTTTTTAGAAAATTATAAACTTGAATTTAATAAAGTATCAAAGAATAATTGTTATTTGGGATATGCAAATATCGTAGAATTTAATGGTTCAAAAGTTGAAGGTGCATTATATGATTTAAATGATAATGATATTAAAATAATTGATCGTTTTGAAGGTGCAACATCTAACCCAAATCACTATTATAAAAAAATAGTAGATGTAATTTGTGAAGGACAAATAGTACAAGCTATAACATATATTGCAAACCCTTTAATGATTCGTGAAAATATAAAACCCGACAAAAAATACCTTAATTATATTTTAGAAGGTAAAGATATATTTAGTGATGAATATTATAAAAAATTATTAACTATAAAAACATTAGATTAATTCCAAATTTCGTCTTCTTCTTCACCACGTTCTTTTTCTTCTATTTGTTTTCTGAACGCTAATGCATCTCGTTTTATTTGTTTGGCTGTTTGAATAATATATTCTAAATCATGTCTTAATCTTACTGATGCAACTTTGAATTCTTTTTTATAAAGTTTATAATAATCAATTCTACAATAGTTTAATCGTTCAATTATATCTTCAATTGGATTATTTTCATCATCATATTCATCATATTCATCATAATTATCTTCATTTCCATTTTTCATATTCTAGTAATAATTTTTCTTTATCTATTGAGACAACACCAACTTCTTCACACACAATACCACCAGCTATATTAGCAATTTTTGCAATTTCTTCAATTTCAAAATCATTAATTAACATAGATATTATACTTATACATGTATCACCACAACCAGAAACATCAGCAACATTTCTTGGAATACCAGGCAAAAAATTATTAATTTTAGTGTCATTTTTTTTGTATGATATAAACATACCATTTTCTGACAATGTAACTAAAACAATTTCAATTCCACGTTTATGTAAAATATCTGCACCGATTAATAAATCTTTTTCATTTTTATAATTTATATCTAAACCTTCTGAAAATTCTTTAAGATTAGGTTTAAATAATGTCACATTATTATAATTTGAAAAATTTTTCTTCTTTGGATCGACTACAATAGGTATATTTAAATTGTTTGCTTTTGTAGTTATTGTGGATATTATATTATTATTTAATATTCCTTTATCATAATCTTGAATTAATACGCAATTAATTTTTTCATTAGTTAAGATATTAATAATATTTGATAATAATTCATTTTGATCATTAAAATCTAAATCTGTTTTTATTTCATTGTCAATTCTTAACATTTGATGATTATTTCCAATTATTCTTATTTTGTTTGTTGTTTTTCTATTATTAGATTTAATTATATAATCACTTGATATTTTTTGTTTTAATAATTCAGAAATAAAAATTTCGCTATTTGAATCATTGCCTATTACAGTACATATTATTGGTGTTCCACCTAAATTTTTGATATTTAATGCTACGTTTGCAGCACCACCCAATTTATGCTGTGAATATGTTATATCAACAACAGGAACAGGTGCTTCAGGTGATATTCTATCTACTTTCCCAAACATATATGAATCTAACATAACATCACCAATAATTAAAATTTTTTTATCCTTAAACATATTAAATTTTTTATTGTATATAGTTTATTATTTGTGTCCTATGATTGTGAACAATCTGAATTTTTAATACTTTTCATAATGGATTTTATTTTATCATCAGATGTTCCAACATGTTGATGATAATATGATTTACCTGTATCAGGATCAGCAATAGATGCCCATTCTTTAGATAATCCTTTTTGAAAATCCCTATCAGACATTTTTCCATTTAACCATTTATCATAACCCCTATTTAGAATCAATTTTTGTGTAGCCATTCTGTCTTGAGTATCTGCTGAAAATATAACATTATCAGATATTCCTAATTTAGTAACAAGTTCATTTAGTGTACCTCTAATAAATTGATATTTTCCCACTGCGGTCGAACTTGAACCATTTTTTAACATTAATAATTGAACTTCTTTAATTTCACCGATTGTTAAACTAGATAGTGGTTGTACGTTTTTTCCTGATGATAATTTAGTTGGGGTATATTTTCCATAACCAAATGTTATATCATATGCTGTAACTGCATTACCTTTTTCTTGTGATGCTTTTTTATTTGTAGTTCCTTCACCTTCAGATATTTGATCTAACAATTTTTTAGCATTTTTTTCTTTACAATTTAAAGTAGAGTTGTCACTAACTGGTCCTTCATTTTCATCAGATTGGTTATTTGTTGGTGTTGTTGGTTCTGTTTCTACACCTTTATTAAATTGTTTAGATGCATCACAAGGTTCATTAACAGAAAACTGTGTATTTGTATCTGTTTTTATTTCATAATCTTGACCATTATATTGGTTATTACTTGGTTTTACTTGGGGATCACCCAAATTTACAAATTGTTCTTCTACAAAATCATTATTATTGTATCTTCGATACAATTCAGTTGTTGTAAATCCAAATCCCATATCAAAATGCCATTTTTCACCAAATGATTGACCCCATCTAAATCCTAATGATTTAGCAATTGAACCTATTTTATCCCAATTTGGATAATTGTTTTGTGTTGCTTTAGTAATAAGTTTATTATTATGTGTCGGCCACATATCAACAGCCAATCCATATTGATGATAACTTTTTCCTGGTTGTGCAGCATCTTTATTTCCTTGTGCTATCAATTGTTTTTGATAATCTATTGATCTATATCCACTAGTTACTGTTATTTTTGTATTTAATTCAGCTTCGATTCTGTCGATTAATCTTATTACATATTGTCTAATTTGTGGATGTAGATTATCTATATAACCGAGGTTTCCTTTTTGTCTAGTTGTTTTTACTTTTGTTTCTTTTGTTGGATCAATTGCTGGATTGTCTCTAATTGGAACTATGTTACTAGGTGCAGCATTTTTTAAATCATCACAAGCTTTTTGATTCTGATCTAATATAGAATTGTTTAAATTTTGATTAAGCACTGGATCTTCTTCGATAGGCACAACTAAATCAATATCATTTTTATTATTTATAACTTCAGGTGAACGACTTAAAATTTTTACTTCACCATTATCTACAATTTTTACATTATTAGAAACAAAATCAGGTCTTAATGATTGATATTCTTGACATAATTTAGTTAATTTTGTTTTTATTATTGGTGCGCCAACATTTCCAATCATAGAAAATGGTTTCATAAATTCTGCGATAAATTTATCCATCCATTCAAAATATCTTGTACCTAATACCGCATCTTGATCAGCATCCCTTGATCCAAGATTTAGTATTTCTTCATTATCTTTTAATTCTAAGTTAATTGAAGCATTATCAATTGTTATTTTATTTAATAATTGATCTATTGTTAATGTTTTTCCTTGCAAATATATTTGTGTGGATTCATCAAATAATAATCCAGTAAAATTTACATAATCTTCATCACTTAACGATTTAAGTTTTCTTTGTAAATTTTCATTGTAATTTTCTG